AGGCACGGCTCTGCAAAAGCTTGATCGTCGGTTCAAATCCGTCTACCGCCTTTCAGTACCTGACTTATCAGGAATTAACCGAATAAAAAGCCCGTAAAGTCGGGCTTTTTTGATTTTATGTCAGGTTAAATCAGGCTAACTTTAAAAATATTTTGGGGCGAATTTGGGGCGGACTGTTTTTCCTGCCTTATTTTTTGCAAAGTATTTATTTCTATTTTCATGGCTTTTTATACAAACAATCGGTCTATTATCATTGAACAATTGTTAAAATATTTTAGTTTTTATGACAAAACCTCTCTTGCATAGCTATACAATTTTTCAGCAGTCAATAACGTCATTTTATCCATGCTTGTTTTACCACTTCTTAAATCAGCTACAGTTGACCACGGAATCTCTGCCCCTTTAGCAATTGAGCTTGTACTTTCATTACTTTCAAGTAGTTTTTGGATTTCTTCTCTCATTTTGGAATTCTTTCTGATTTCATTTTCGTTTATCCTTTAGGATTGCTACAAATACAAAGAACACGAGTACGAATATTGGTAAATATTTCATTTTTTCGTTTGATATGATATAATCAAAGTAGGAGCAGGGGCTTTCGCCCCCGACCTACAAGAGCCTTATTTGAACCGCTTTGCTTTGCGTGGCTTGCGTTCTTTTGGCTCTTTTTTTATTGCTATGATAACACTTGCAATCCCTGTCAACAGGGTTCCGGTTGCTACCATTAAATCGGCAATCTCTGAGATTTTCATATCTTTCCTCCTTTCTGATTATATTATATCACGGTATGCCGTGAATGTCAACACTTTTTACCAACTTTTTTTATTTTTTTTAAAATTTTTACAATAAAAAAGCCCTAGCCAAAGCTAGGGTTTACTGTTATCCATAAAGCAAATGATTGACATCCCAAACCGACAGCCAGATTTGACCGCTTGCTGCAAGTGTAACGTGTCGCCAGTAATAATTACCAGAGCCGTAAGCTCCTTGACCGTCAGAAATGATAGCTTTAGGATTGATGACAAATAGGCTACCAATTTTTGTCTCTTGATCTGCTAACAAATTGCCGTTTTCGTCCACAAGGTCAATATCTTCGCAGGCAATACCGTTCTGCGTCCAATCAAATTCGACTGGCACAAGGTCGTTGCAACGTACTTGCCAAATGCCGTTCACAGACTGCAAATCATCTACGCGATAGATTTTTAGATTTTGTGATTTATTAGCCAATGGTGCTGATTGTGGTGCTGTGGCTTGTCCGTTTTCGCGGAAAACTGTTTCGCGAGGTCGTCCGTTGATTTCCCAAATTTGATTATAATCACTTTCTACTATTCCGTCGTAGCCATAACTACAGTGGATCGCAGTAGTTGGACTTGTCATAATCAAAACGTGCCCAAACGCACCAAGCGAGCTAGATCCATCACGAGGGCCCCAAATCACCACGTCTCCTTCTCGAGCGTCAAAAGAGCCATCTACGCCATCATAAACGCAATTGTACCTAATTGTTGGCAAATTGCTCTTAAGAGTTTCGGTGTTGTTGCTTAGGCTTAACCCCAAAGCTTGACTGACAGACGAACTACAATCATACTCGATGCGTCCGTCTTCGTCTGCGTCATTCCCATAGCGGTCGCCCATATCGTAATGTGCAGGAATTGCTTGCAACCTGCGCATCTCTGCAATACTTGATTCGATTCTACTCATGTTTATTCTCCTTTGTCTGTTTCTGTTTGTTTTTCTGTTTCTTCTTTTTCTTTGGCGTCATTAACAGTATTATATCCTAACGCTCTTTCAGAATCACCAAATCCTGATGTTGTAGGATCGGGAATGATATTGATGAAGTTAAAGATCGACATTACCAAGATGAATGGATTAGAAAATGCTTTCGCCATTAAATCTAACAACACAGTCCAGCTTGTAATATCAGTGACTTTAAGCCCATAATATGTAAGAATAGGAATAAATACTGCTACGAATACCCTAGTAACAAATGCTTTGTTCTTTTTAGTAAAACGGATTTTCCAGTTAATTTTATTCATGCTATTTTTCCTCTCTAATTTCTAAGTTCGAAAATTTTTCGAACAGTATCTTGATAGCTCCATTGCCACCAAGTTCGACATAACTTTCAAAGAGACGGGTGAGTTCTTCTAACTCATGCTGGGTAGTCCAGCCCCGTCTCAGTGCTTTTTTTAAATTTTCCTGCAGTCGAAAACGCTGCAACCGTTGAAGCCCTTTCTGGATTAGACTTAAATCTTGATTGTTTTTGTTTCCGATATCTTGCACACCGACAACTGCTTCTTTTAAATCACCGATTTCTGCGGATAAAACTTGTATTTTTTTATCCGTCTCTTTACTATTTTGAGTTCCACGAAAACTAAAATAGCTTGGAATAATGACGACTAGAATTGGCGTCAATTTGTCTACAAAACTTAGTAAATCCACATTTGGCCACCTCGATTACTTTTCCTTATTTCCAGATTCTAATTCCGAAATAATCGCATCTTCTACTTCATAGATTTTGTTTTGAAATTCCGCTTCCTGCTTGCGAATTTCACGGCGATTCTTAGAATATAATTCCGTGTTATTAATCCACTCACTAAAAGAAGTGATTCCTTTTTCATCGATGTCTGCGGTCATTGTTTTTACAAGGGTATCATCAATCTTAATGTTGCCTACAAGTTTTCTTGTTTTTACGATTTCTAATGTCATAGTTGTTCTCCTTTTTCTTCGGCTGGCTTCGTTTGTTCTTCAAGCAGAGCTTCCAGCTCATCCACTCGTGCCTGAAGGTCTTCGACTTGTTGTTGAAAATGTTCTTTTTCAGTTTGCGCCAGAATCAATCGTGCTTTAAATTCTGCTACTTCTAGCACTTTATCGCCGATTTGATTCTTTAAATCCGTAAACATATAAGTATATAAATTTTCGTTCATATATTTCTCCTAATATTTTTTGTGATACAATTCGATCCGCCCATCTCTAAAGAACATCAATTGGTCTCTATCAGTCCCTAATACTCGAAACGCAGAATAATCAACACCGTCTAATGTCCCGTAAACATGTTCTAACGCTACGCTTTGCCCTTCACCGAAATAGAGTTTAAAGCCACTTCTGATATAAATGGTTTCTTTCTTAGGATAAATTTCCATAAAAACAGAAGCAAACTCACTTGTAGAAAAAGCCAATGAGGTGTCATTATTAAATTCAAACTCAGCCATAGCATTGTTCGTAAAATTGGAATGAGCAGAATACTCTTTATATGTTAAACCTAAAATTTTTTTATTTTGTTTTTTTAGGTATAGTCCGTCTTCATCCAAAACAGTGGTAAAATCATCATTTCGTTTAAATGTTAAAATGGATCTTTGCAAATCAAAGGTGGAATGATTATTTAGCGATTTTAATATGCCTCCCTTAATTTGCGTAGCGCTAAAGTCAATCGTTGACAGTTTATTGATAAACGCTTGCTTAGCTACCAAATTGTTTAACAAGGCATCATCCGCAGTCAATTTGCGAACGAGAGCATAATCTACTTTTAATTCATCAGCTGTTACTGCGTCTGCTGCCAGAACTTTTGTCGTAACTGCTCCAGCTGCTAGATGGGCAGTTGTGATTGTATTAGCTGCTAAATCACGTCCTGTGATAGACCCGTCCACAATCAAGTCACCCGTTATGCGCATAAGCTTTGTAATGGCTTCGATGCTTTCGGGATTTTGTACAAAAAGGCTGGCAATTGTTTTTCCGTTAACAACTTTACCCGTTCCGAAACTAATTTGTCCAGGTGTGATATTAATATCCGTCTTTTTCACCATTTCACCAACAGAAGATTGGAGTTTTTTTAACTCACCATCTACCGTCTGTTTGTACTCTGCTAACTTCGTGTTTGTGTAATTCTTGCTGTCTTCCGGCGCAGGACTCCAGTCAGTTGGAACAGTCCCTACTTCTAGCTTAAATTTGATTTCGTCTTTATTTAGCGCCCTTTTATCAAGTGAGATAGCGATATACTTTGCGGTTGCAGGTACTTCTAGGACATATTTTCGATAACTGCTGAAATAAAGCGAGCTATAACCATTGACTAATGGTTTCTTCGCTTCATCAAAATACTGCATCCCTACCCAGATTTTTTTGGCATCATCGTTCGTTTCCCAAACTTGCAAACAGTAGTTTTTGTTTTTAATTTCAATCAAATTCGAGTAGATGTATGCAGGGTCCTGTTTCAAAGCATTTTGATAATAGCCACCCTCGTTTAAATTCGCATAAGCTAGTAAGTTGTTCCCGCCGATTGCCAACTCTTCAAATCGTCTTGTAATTCCTCGTACGTCTTCTGTGTGTTGAGATTTCGCAACATAGCTTTCAGATACTTGTTTGCGCAGCGCTTCTGTACTGCGTGCTGTCTCTGTGCGTGTGTACTGCTCTAGCTGTTCTCTGCGTTTACCATCATCTGCCACATAAGACTTAACGGCGGTCATGTCCGTTTTGAGACCTTCTGCAGTTTTTTCAAAAATTGCACGGGCTGCAGTGATTTGTTCGTCTGTATCTTCTGGTGCCGGACTCCAATCGGTCTTAATCGTCCCTCGTTCGACCTTAACTTCCCATACTTTTTTCCGAGTGTCCTTATGATAGGTGTTAACTCGCAAGTGGTAGGTTCCGTTTGGTTTGTTCCACGTAAAGAGCGTTCCTGTCGTGCCAGTATTACTATCGGACACAATCTGATAATTCGTAACGGTCTTATCCATCAGCCAGAGTACCACATTGTCACTTTCTTGAGTGCCGTTGTGATTGTTGCTAAAAACTCCATCGGTTTTAGCGGAGATCAGATATTTCTCACCCTTAACTAAATCAATCGAAGTGGATTGCATGTATAAAACATTGTTATCAAAATTAGATGGATTTATATCAGGCTTAAATTCTCCCTTTGAGCCTTTCAGTAAATTCTTCCCGCCGACAGAAATTCGGCTAATCTCCTCACGTATCTTGCCCGCCTCAGCTGTGACCAGTGACTTATCAGCTTTATTCTTAGTCGCATTGACAATCTCTTGTCTAATACCAGTCGCTCGCACTTCAAACTCAGCCGTACTCAGTTTTTGATTCAGCTTGTTTTGTGTATCTGTCTCTAACGACTTAACAGATTGCTTAATACTATCAGCTAGTACATTAACCGCGCTGGTGTCAGCCTTAGTCTTAAGCCCCTCAGTTAAGCGTGTCACACCTGCTTCTAGTGAATCAGCACGTTGTTTAAAGCTAGATTCGACTGCTGATATTTGACTGCCCATATCCTCAGGAGCTTCTGAGTAGGCTGTATCAATTGTTCCAAATTCAAATTTTGGCATCCAAATCCAGACAGTATCAGCTTGATTAAGTCTAAAAAGCCATTCGTTAGTCGCATGCTTGGCGTTTTTTGTTGCGCTTCTAGGGATTTTTACTACATAATGCTTAATTTCAGTTGTTAAGCTCACGTTTTGATTATCTACGTAGCCCACATTTCCCAATCTTGATAAGAGGATTGTTCCGTTTTTAGCAGATTTTGCATAAAAACTAATAACCACATCTCGGTCTGTTGCACTTCCTGCCACAACCTCACCAAACATTCCTAGAGCTGGATAGGTGATTTTAGGATTATTCCCATCTTTTTCTACTGGATCTTGTCCGACAATCTTCAAGGCGCTATGACCTAGATACTTATTGGCACTGTCAGTGCTTGCCGCATAGGTGCTAGTCGTCCAAATACCAGTCTTTTTGATGTCCTGCTTAAAAAGCGAATTTAAAAAAAGATTCCGGCCACCAACAGAAACACTGGCAATCTTGCTTAGCAATTCTCGTGACGTTTGCTCAACGTAAGACCGTTCTGCCTTTCCGTTGGTTAAGTTCGTCAGCTCCGCCAGCCTGCGAGTAGTCGTTTGCTCATAGGTTGCCTGAGCAGACTTCACGCCTACCAGTTCTTCTTTAGTTTTAGTTAGTGCTTGTACCTGCTTGTTAATTTCGGCTTCGGCTTCGCTCTGTTTAGTGCGGATGCCGACTAGGTCAGATTTCAACTGCTTGGTAGTAGCTTCTGAATTGCTTTGTAAATTCGTTAGATTTTGCTTGACCTTATTAATCTCAGCATTAGCGCTTGCCAAACCTTGATTTAAGTCTTGCTTGACTTTCTCAACGACTTCGCTTTTCGTCTGCTGCAATTTCTGTTCAATGGATTGATTGATTTCAGATTTAACTTGTTCCGCTTTAGCTTTCGCTTGTTCAATACCATCGTTGATTAAGCTTTTCTGTTTTTCAAATTCTGCATCAAATGCTTTATCAGCATTCCTAAGAGCTCGTTCGATAGCAATTTCTTGAGCCGAATTTCCTATTTCTAATATCTCATTAGCAACAGATGATATTCCATTAGACACTCTAGAACCGCCAACTCCCGGTTTATCATCAAACGTCAGAGAGATATACTCTTCTGTTAGAGCATTGAACTCATAAGCGATAGCTTTTTTAAAAATATCTATATTATGCTTTCTGCTCTTAAGATTGACCGTGTCACCGATGTGAACAATCTGACCGTCAAGCTCATAAGCTTCGATTTTAATAGCATCTGACGATTTATCAATACCCTCGTTTTTAAATTTAGCCTCTGCCCACTGTCTCAATTCATCAACTGTCTTAGCATTGTTATTCTCATACTCTTTTTCATTAACGTATGGATAAGAGTTGATAAGTGGGCTGTCTACAGTGACCTTGAGAGTCGTTTCTTGCTCAGCTCCCTCTGCTTTAAATGTAGACTTAGCATAGATACGGGTGACAACATTCTGAGAATCTTTTGTTCGTTGGTACGATTTTAGATTCTTATGAGTTGTAATGATGACTCCACGGTTAGTCCCACGGTTTTTCTTCACTGTCAAGGCAAAGTTATCCCGAACCAGTTCACCTTCCCATGTACCAACAATAGAATGCTTACCATCAAGTAAGATACTATATAACGTATCATCTTCTGTAGTGTTGAAGGTTCTCTTATCCCATATATCGCTGGTAAAAGAGAAGTCTTGAATATCAGCTTTAGCATTTTGAACCATCTGAGATAGTGCCATAGCACAACCTAGATTTACAACTTTAAGCGGCTTGACAGAACGCTTCATCACATCGTCTGTAATATGATATGCCTGAATTTCCAGATGATCATCATTTTCAATCGGTTTCTTAATGCGGAAAAGCTGCGGACCTAGCACAGGCGCTGGAGCTTTTATTAACATGTCTTCCTGAATGAGCTGATAAATACCACTATCAGTAATCGGATAGCGTACATTCAGGGTGAAGTCGCCATTCTGTTCTTCCTTGACGATAGCAGATTCAGCTTCATGAAGCGGTATGCCATTCCATTTGATAGCTTTTACACCTCTATCTAATAAAAAAAGCAACTATATCCACCCCCAATTCGTTTCAAATTCGATAGACTGAATACCAGGACCCAGAACTACGCCGACATTTTTATCAGTCTGATTAGCATTCAGACTGATAAAATCTCCAGACCATTTTATAGGTTTCCCTTGTTCGTCTAAGAAGCTAGGATTTACAGGATTATTGGTCATATAGGCCGATTCTGAGAGCTTTTCAAGCCGAATGACCTGACTCCCGACCGTAAAAGTCGTCTCAGATGCGCTCTGGCCAGTGATAATAATTTTAGGAAATGCCAATGAAGAACCTTTCATCACTAATACACCATTTTTAGACAATATTTGATTATCAACTTTCTTCATGTATTTAGTAGGATGACAGACGAAACGTGCTTCTAGAGAATACACTCCAAACTTATCCTTTTCAGTATCACTGACTTTTACCTGATAGCACCACCAGCGAATGAGTTTATTTTGTTCATTCTCAAGCCAAAAATTTCTTTTAGCAAGCAGCGCACAAAAATCCAAAATTTGTTGCTCTGTAGGATTAACCATTTGAATTGTGTAGGCCTTTTCAATCGGTTCTCGATGTTCATTTGATTGCATAATATAGCCACTGATGCCATCGTGGCTTAAAAGTTTTGTTTTAGACTCTCCGACTTGAATTTTAGGAGATTCTAAAATGATAATTTTATAAGGAAAAGACGATGTATGTATACCGTCAATTACTAACTCATTATATTTAATCATGTAGTCCCTCCTTGTAATTCTCTCTTACGTCTTAACTCATAAGCGATTTTATCTGCGACCGCAGATGCAATCTTATTGATATCTGCTTCTTCTCGAATGACATTATCAGAGATATTAATGTTGATGATTGGTGCTTGACCCTGCATCGTTTCAGCAATACCACGCCCAATAGCACTCAGGTTTCGCTCGTTGAGAGGTAGGACAGCTTCATTTCCAGCTTCGCCACCAACCATTAAGTTACTACCGTTAGCCCCGAATATGGTCGGTTTAGTTAAAATACCGCCTTTAGCGTACCAGTCGATTCCAATACTAGGCAGATCACCTTTCAGCCAGTCAAGTGGATTTGCTGACCCACTTACCCGAAAGTGAGGTAGTGGGATATGTGGCCAGGAAATTTGAAAATTAAAAAATCCTTTAATGGCATCAATCGCATTGCTTACTAAATTCTTAGCAGTATTGATAGCATTCCCGATAGTATCCTTAATGCCATTCCAAACACTCGATGCAGTATTACTGATACCATTGAAAACATTTGAGATTGCACTAGAAATGCTATTAAATACATTTGAGACCGTACTCAAAAGCGAGTTCCAAACATTGCTTAAAGCAGAGCTAATACCATTCCAGATACTAGAAGCTGTACTAGCAATAGCAGCCCAAATACTTGATAAGATTTGAGCCAATGCGTTGAAAATAGATTCTGCTACCGATTTGATACCATTCCAAATCGTTTCACCCACGCTTTTTATTGTCTCCCAAGCACCTGACCAATCGCCATTTATCAGCTGCATAACGGTTTTAATAATGCCTAAAACAACATTGATAGCAGTCTCGACAACTGTCTTAATCACTTCCCACGCAGTGGAAATAACCGTTGAAATACTCTCCCAAGAAGCCTGTATAAATGGTCCTATAATATCCATTACAACTTTGATGACTTCTTGAATTCCATTCCAGACTTTCTCAGCCGTCGCTTTAATCAGTTCTTGATTTTCATTCCACCAAGAAACCAGCGTTCCCCAAATAGACATGACAAAGTTTGAGATAGATTGTATGACTGTGTTAATAACAGACATGATGGCATTCCAAATCGTTTCTACAGCCTGTCGGAAGCCCTCGTTTGTTTCCCAAAGATACTTAATAACAATTACTACAGCGGCTATTCCAGCCGCTATAGCGGCAGCAATGCCAATAATAGGTAAGGCGGCGGCTATCATTCCTCCTATACTAGTCCCTAAAGCGACTGCTGCAGCTTGTAAAGTGAGAAATATAGGTGCAAGGACACCAGCGACCGTCACAACTGTACCAAGAATAACCACAAACTGTTTTATAGGACCAGGCAAAGCTTTAATCCATTCAGCAACTTGTTTAAAAATACCAACCAAAACTTCCAATACTGGTGCAAATGTTTCGGCAATAGCTCCTCCAACTTCACCCATAACAATTTTTAAACCATTTTGTGCAGTGGTGAATTTATCAATTGGGTCTAAAGTGTTTTTGTATGTTTCGGAAACTAAACCAGCTGAGACTTGTGCTGTATAACCCAAGTCTTCGAAGCTTAAAGTACCGCGTTTGATAGCATCTACCATCTGTGGCGCTTTCTTTGCTCCAAAAATTTCCATAGCTAGGCTCATAGCTTCAGTTTCATTCTTGCTATTTTTAATAGCTTCAATGGTCTCTTTTAGCCCTTCTTTCATGGATTTACCTTGTTTGGTATAAGTTCCTGCTGCTTTTGTTAATCCAGATAAAGCAGCTGACGAGTCTACACCATGTTGTTCCATTTGTCCTATTAAAGTAACTGCTTCATCAAAGCTGAGACCTAACATTTTAATTTGTGGAGCTCCATCAGTAGCTTTTTTCATCAAATCATCTACTGACACTCCAGTCTCTTGAGCTACATATGTTGTAGAATCCAGTACATCTGATAAATGATCAACAGAAAGACCGTAAGCTTCAAGTGCTTGCTTAGATTGGATAGTGGCATTCGTCACATCAGAACCATTAATTTCAGCAAACTTGATTATATCTTTAGACGTAGCTTTGAGTGCATCTCCTGTCAATTGGAATTGAGTATTTACTTCTCCTACTGCTTGACCAATATTGCTAAAATTAGTAGGCATTTCAGTTGCAATACCTTTAGCAACTTCCTGCATTTCCTCAAGAGCTTTGCCACCTGCCCCAGTTTTGGTGACGATGGTATCCATACCTTCGTCAATTTCTCTAAAAGCCTCAAGAGCATTCTTCCCAAAGTCAACCAACTTTTGACTGATATCTGCCAGTTTTTCTGAAAATTGATTAAGAAGCTCTGCCTTTAAGAGATTATTCGTCTCAGATAAGCCGTCATTGGCCTGTTTACTTGAACTGCCAAGATTTTCCATCTCATTTGCTAGCCTGTTAAAGGCTGATTTGGATTCGTTCAGTTGAGTTTCTAACTTATTGACTTCAACCGAATTTTCACCATATTCTTGTTTAGCTAGTTCTAGCTGTTTCTCCAAATTCGCAATCTGTCTTTCGACAATCTCGCTCTGCTTACCGATTTTTTGCTCAGCCAAAGCCAGCTTGTCAGCCTCAGAAGCGTTAGACCCCATCTGGCTTTCCTGCAGCTTAAAACTGCTCACAACCTTTTCAGATTCACTAGCCAGCTGTTTCTGTTCATTCTGGAGCTCTTTCAGCTGGTCTTTGTTAGACTTAGTACTATTTCCATTACTTTCAAGTGCTTTATTAACACCCTCCAGCTTACTCTCATAGCCTTTCAGCACATTTTCAGTCTGGACAACCTCACGCTGGAAAGCTCGATATTGCTCAGCTCCGATTTCACCACTCTTAAATTGAGCTTCAACCTGTTGTTGCGCACCCTTTAATACTTCCAACTTCTCTTTAGTCGTTTGTACCTGCTTACCTAATAACTCTTGTTTCTGAGTCAACAAAGTAATATTTCCAGTATCAAACTTGAGCGACTTGTCAATTTCTCGAATTTCTTTAGTTGTCTTACTGGCAGCACTATCAACACCTTTCAGAGCTTTTTGCAAGGGCTGAGTATTTCCTTCAATTTCAATCGTAATCCCTTTGATATTTTTTCCCGCCATAATTCCTCCTTTCTTTTTTGATAAAATAAAGGACGCACTCGTTAGAATGCATCCATATCTGCCTGTGTTGCTTTTCTAGTAGTCCCTTCTTCGTTTTCTGTCCGAAGATTGACATAGTCTGTCTGATAATCCAGAGCCATGCCCAAACTAATATGTTTCATATCATCTATAGTCAGGCCTGTTTCTTTACAGCAAGAAAAGTAAGATTCTACTGTAAAGGACTCATCACTTGCATTTGCGCTTTCATCGACTTTTTTTTAGTCTGCATACCCTCGCTTAACATTTCCATCAAAGGCTGCCCGACTACATCGAAAGGAAAAGCTTCCATTCCTAAATAAAACTCTTCAAAAGTCTCAATTCGAGGGTTGGCTGATTTTGCAAAAATGTAAAAAAGCCGTTGGAAAAAAGTCATATCAAAATCGGCCAGCAAAGCAATATCCATATCTTCTGTCTTGAACTCTTCATTTTCTGACAAAGTCAGGATTTTTTGAAGCGTCCCACTGTTTTTAAACATTCCCAACAAGTCTTGAAAATAATCTTTACCAAACTCTGCTTTATAAGCAATAGGAGTATAGGCATTATTTGCTAGCCTATACTCCTTGTCATTGATTGTTACTGTGCGTTGCATATTGTCCTCCTTAAACTTGATTAGGTTCAAAAGGTTTTTCAAACCATTTCTTGTAAGTTTCTTCTGGAGTTTCTTCGGTCGTACGCCGTTTCACGACTTTATCAAGCGGGCGCGGAGAAGCGTTGAAGTTTAGCTCGGTAGTGTTGACATTGCCGCCATCTTTAGTAGCAGAACCAGCAGAAGGACGTTGAGCGGAGCAATTATACAGTACGTGACGAGTTCCTTTAGAATCTCCCTCAATTTGAAACATCAAGGCAAAACGTTTCTTCTTCGCATTTGCCACCTCAGTCATCACTTTGCTAGTAGGATCTAGCATTTCACCCAAAATAGTTTGAGAAAACAAATCAGTTAGCTTGGCAATTTTCAACTTTCCAGTATAACCGTCATTACTTTCGGAAGTATAGAAGTTAATATTATCTGCCTTAAAAGTATTTGTATCGCCAGACGGATCCAAAGTCAGTTCAACCGCGCCGCGTTGACGATGTACTGTACTACCGTACGTTAATACGCCTTCTTCTGATTCACTATCAATTTCTACCCAATGGACATTTTCAAGACCAAAGGTTACTTTATTTTTTTCTGTTGTCATGTAGTTCTCCTTTAATATAAATAGACTGAGTAAGTCACAACAAATAACTCCTCAGAATCAATGTAAGTTTCATCTTCTTTTTCAAAGAAGAGTTTGCTTTGATTAAGCAAGCTTTCCAGCTTCTCTTCTAAAGCCAGCTCTTTCTTATCTGTTACAAGTTCAACCGTTACAGTATCAACCTTAAATTCCTGTTGATTGTCCCCTAGCTGTACGACCGGCCGACCAGTCGTATAAACTACATAAGGAGGATTGGGAGCCTGTCCCTTTTTAAAACTATGATACTGAACAGTTAGTCCTGTTTCAGTTAAGAGTTCAGCAAATTCTACTAATTTCATCCTCGTACAATCCTTTCAGCACCTTTCGTGATTTCTTCAATCACCTGTTGCTCAACTTGTGCAATGTGAGGCTGTGCCTTACTACGACCACCGTTCCGCAGCAGATGACCACGTTCCAGCAAATGAGTAAGACGGTAGGTTTTAGGGGCATTGTGTACAACGTAGTTGCCTTTTTTATTTCTGGTCACTTTCCAGTGAGCAGCATATTTCCCTTTGCGCCGTGGACTATTCGCTTTCAACGTTGATACAGCCTTGTTGGCTGTTTCCTCTGCCAGTTCGTCCAGCTCATTTTCGACTTCTTCCGAATATTCACTTAAATATTTAGCTATTTCATTGGATAGGTCCATTACAACACCTCCTCCAAAGTCAACTCCATCTCATTGACATCTACTTCATAGGTTCGTGTCACCTTATAGCGCTTACCAAGGAATATAGCGAACTCTTCATCTTGGTACTCATAAGTGTGAACCGTAACTACTTTGCTTGGTCGCAAATCAGCTTGCGCGGCTTGTGCTTGATAAAATTCAGCACGAGTTGTAGAACGAACCTTACACAAAATTTTTGTTTCTCGTTCGTCAAAAACTGGCTGTTTTAACTCATCATAGCCATTTTCTATACGCTTTATCAGAGTGATTTCATCATTCCACATTACTGAGCACCTCCCATGATAAGATTATGCAAACGCCATTGTAAGTGACGAGGCATATTTCCCACCTCGCCACTTTTATAGCGATAAGCAGCATAGTCTACCACAAAATCCACATGGTCCGAACGTTCAGGGTTAAGCTTCAACCCCTGCACATTCTTTAACTCACTGATGGCTGATTTGATTTTAGATTTCAGGATTTCATCACGAATACTAGTTGAAATGCCAAGCTGTAACTTTAGAAGTTTTAAAATCACTTCTTCTTTCATCATTCAGCTTCCTGTTGCTTTGTAGTTTTGAGAGTGCTCTTTTTTGGTTTTTCTTCAGTTTCCGCCGGAAGATCGTCCTCTAAATGAGCATTTTCTACATCTACTTTGGGATTATTATCATTTTCAGGAATGGTTGCTTCCTCTTCAAGAACCAAAAAGATAGAACCAGTTGTATTAGTCCCATCACATAGAGATTGCATAAAATTATCCGCAGGTTTAAAACCCTCACGAGGATAGGTATCACCAACCTCGTAAGGATAACCATTTTGATGTTCTAGACCTTTATCAGTCGTGTCAGCAAATGCTCGAATTACTTTATAAGTCATTTACAATTCCTCCTGATTCTTATGCTGGTGCATCGGTATAAGTTACGTAGTAACCTGCTTTGCTGTCCGTTTTTTTGGTATCAAAGCGGACAAAGCTAGCCATCAACTGACCGTAGATGTTATTATCTGTCCATTTGATAGAAGCTTGCACACGGTCAAAGAGCGTAGCAAAGGCTTTGACATCACCGATAAAGGCTTTCATATCACCTTCATTTTCTCCCATGACTTTGTCTTCGAATTTATGAATAATCCGCCCTGCAAATTTATAGCCCGTTGGAGAAGTTACATCTGGTTGTAGCATGTAGCGGCCATTTTTATCTTTCACTTTATCAAGTGCAGCAAAGAGAGAATCTGTCACAACCAAGTGAACATCATAAACAGATTTGATAGAATTGATGACATCTTTCAAACCGTCCAACCCTTGAGCAGCTTTAGCAGTTGCTGTTTTGAGAATTTTAGCAATCTCTACATCTTTTGTATTCATGTCTTGATCTGTGATTTCTTCGCCAACAAGTCCCATGATGTCATAGTCTGCATCATCAATTAATTCTTGAGATACAGGAATATATCCACGATAGGTCTTAATGCTGTAGTCAACATCATTGATGTCTGGCTTTGCTAATTCTGGATTCTTTTCCAATTCTTCAACCGAAGACATTTTCTTGCCAGATTTTCCGATAACTGGATATTTACCAGAACCGCTATTAACCTTTACTACATTTACCAGATTTACTAAATGATCATCAGTTGTTGGTACTTTTTGAGGAGCTAACACTTCTGTAGGGATAAGCGCCCCGCCGTCAACAATTTTCAAGCCTCCGTCTCTTGTCGCACCTTGTGAGCGAATGTATTGATTTAAAGCTTCACGAATTTCCATTTTTCCTCCTTGTACACGTTCGCCAGCTTCTGCAGCTGGTTGCGGTGCTTTTTGATTTAATTTTTCGATTTCATCTTCCAGTTCCTTGATTTCTTGCTCCAGCTTTTCCTTTTCAGCTTTCTTTTCATCAAGTTCTTTTTCCAACGCAGCAAGGTCCTCATCAGCCTTATCTACTTCTTCCTCTGTCTGTGCTTCTTCTGCTTCACGCAGAATAACTGCAGAACGTTCCTCCATATCATCAATTTCAGCCAATAGCTTAACCAATGATTCCTGACGCATTTTTACTTTTGCGCCTAAAATAATCTGTCTATTCATGCGAATATTTCTCCTTTAATTTTTGTTTCTTCCGCTCAAGCATGTTTGCTTTTGCCTTTTCCAAATCATTAGCCCTAGCAGCGATTTCCGTCTGTGGATAGGCCGGAAAAGTACAAGGACTAACTTCAAATAATTCCATGTCCATGATGCGGTCAAGGAAACCATCTTCTGTCTGCGTGCTATCGATTTCTTTTGGCATGAAACCAAAGCTACAACCGACTACATCACCACGCTTAACACGAGCATAAGCGCCCATTGCTTGCGGGTCATCAGGATTGATAGTAATATCCCCGCGCAAACCAATTTCATCGACTTCTAGTGTTAGCGTATGATTTCCTGTCCGACCTAAAACCAGCGAAGTATCATGGTTAAATAACGCTCGAATATCTGCGCCATCTAGCGCACGATCTAGCGAATGCTTGTCAATTACCTCACGATAACCAGGGAAAATTTCGGTTTCCTCTTCAAATTTGATAAAGTAACCCGAAATAATCAGCTCCTTTTTTTCTTCATTCTCACGAGTTTCGAAAGTCGCTGTACGATAAGATTCACGTTTCATCATTGTCTGTCTCACCCCCTTTCAATTTCTTTTGATCACCAAGCCTGTCAGCAGGAAGATAATTCTCAAGAACAAGAAGGTCTTCCATTTCATCATCTGGAGCCAAATCAAGCCAGCCGCGAAGTTCATTTCTTCGAATGGCATTTCGGTCTACTAGACTAGTGCCTGCTGTGACCAGTTCTGTCAAATTGTAAGAATACAAAGAGCGAGCGTTTAACTTGAAATACATATTAGGACTATAAAGCAAGTCCCTAGTCAATGTCTGCGAGATAATCAAAGCAATGTCTTTGATAGTCCCGTTGATAAAATTGTTATATTCCTCTTTGTTAAACGTTCCTACACCCAACAGAAAAGCAGGCACTCCGATAAGTCCTGCCACCGTTTTTTTATCTAGTTCAACCGAATCATTGATAGCAATATCATTTAAGGTCAAAGGCTTCACCTGTTGAATATCAAACATATCCTCAGACACTAGCCAAGGCTGCCCTGCTTTGCTGGACTCAAAATATTTCTTAAGCAAATTATTGCGCCCTTCCTCTGTAGACAGAGTTTCGCTAAAAGCATCAACCTTGATAATCATGCTAGGCAACATCTTATTGCGCATGAAATCATTTTTAGTCTTTGTTGCTTGATTAAGATTACTCACAATATCACGCAATGCCACCCGATAGCCCGTTCCCTGAAAATAGCTATCAGGGTCAGGATTCATCACAAAGTGAATAACCTCATCTGGTCCGTATTCCTGATTGTTGTAGACAATCTTATAACCGTTTGAATTGTCCATCTTATAGCTAACCTGACTCATTGGAAATGGTAATAGATTGCTGATGAAGCCGTCATGATATTGCACATGAACAACTGAATTGCCATCACCAAATAGCAACAAATCACGCACAATTTTATAAACCCAACTCTTACGAGTCATGTTATGACAAGGTCCGATGTCAATCTTACGAGATAGCTCATTAAGAACTCGCTTATCACCTTTGTCCGTATTCTCCATCAAATAGATAGTCATGTTAGACACCAAATCCGCAATCTTATTGACTGCAATCAATACATCTGGATTTCTTCCAAGCGGAGTATAGCTATCACTAACCATCAAACCAAAATTTTGATGAGACAAAAACTGAATTGTAGGATTTTTATTTCGTTTTCTAAACCGTTCAAAAATTCCCATTTTTTCTCACCTCCTTTCATTACCTCAATTCTTCAAGAGCCATACAGGCAGCAAACACTGTTGCATCGAATAAGTCAATGCGTTGATGGCCGCCATCACCATCTAATTTTTCGTATTGAATCATATCATCCGTCTTTTCTATCGCTCTAACATTTCCCACACAGTATTCAAAGGCTTCGTTGTGACAATAATAAAACTCTTTGTTTTTTACTTTCATTTCAATCCTACGGAAGCCCTCTGATTTCCGCCAAAAATATTGCGGCATATCCACAACCTTGATTCCTGCCTTACGCATTTTGAGGTAAAACTCACGACCAAACTTACGGTCAAAGCCCACTTTCGGAATGCTAAAGCCCATTCTGCGCATCTTCAAGAACCAATTCACCACATCATCATAAAGAACTGTTGGAGTATTGCTCATCGTCAGCCATCCGTCATCTTTCCAACCAAATAGCGGAATAGAGTCCTCGTTCGCTTTTTTGTGAGCATTGACGATTGGAAAGAAAGCGTGAGAGATAGTAATATCAATCACCTTGCCATCGTTAGTTTTATAAAGACCATAGAGGCTGGCAGCGGTCAAATCATGCATCTTAGATAAGTCAGCCCCGCCAAACCACTTAATCGGTAGCTGAGCTAATTCTTCCAAGCTCCAGTCATAATCTTCATCACTAGCAATAAATTCATCCACATTGAAATAAGCGTTCATGCTATTTGTAAAGATATTCAAAGTCTTGTTCAGAAACTCATTTCTTGTCTGTGGATCATTCATGGCCTGTAGTGCCTCTTCTCGTAAATCTTCTAACGAGACTGTAACACCTACTGATGGATTAGCTTGCATAAGAACCTCATCGCTCGTATAGTCTATGACCTCGCCCTCGCTGTTTTGATCAGCCTTGCTGATAAACATAAAAAGAGCCTCATCTTTGACAGTGCCCTTTAAAACTTTTTGACAATATTTAACTCGATTCGCCAAGAAACCATTCGGAATATCTCCAGCAGTGGAAATAATAAAGAGCAGCTTATTTGTATAAGCGCTCATAGTCTTTTTCATCAATCCATATTTTTTCGAGTTTCGCATGGTATGCGCTTCATCAATAATGATGACATTCCCATTTAAGGAGTCTAGCCGACTCTCATCATTAGCCAAGGCGTTGATGTAAAACGACCCCTCTGAACCAAAATTTCCAGTAATAGAGTGCTCAGCATTATTATCTTTGAAGCGTATATTCTTATCTTGCCAGCGCTCCATATTAAATTTCATGAAACCAAACGCTTCAAGCGCTTGCTTAATTGAGTTTGCGACTACGTATGCCTTAGAACCACTCATCCGGTCCATCAATGACATGGTGATAGTGAGCGCTGCAGTAAACGCAGTCTTCCCATTTTTGCGAGCCAGCATAATGAGCGCCTCTTTAAACCGCCTTACTCCAGTCCCTACATGATAAAAACCAAATAAGTTTACGACAATAAAGTGTTGCCAGTCTTGCAAGATAAGAGGTTTCTCTCGAATAGATACACCAAATTTGTCATCACCCTGCTGATGCACAATGCAAGTCTGGATAAACTCCACCACAAAATCAACAATATCAGTATCAATATAGTAATCTGGATTTTCAAGGTCTGTTATAAACCTTTGACAAGCAAGCCTTGTTTCTTCACATGCAACTATCTCACCGCTAATAATGTTGGTAGCGTATATCTTGGCTCTCTCAAGATTTGTAACCATATTCACGCCCTGCCTTTCGGCTTAGGCTGCTTCGCAAAAACTTTCAGTAACGGTGATTCCGTATTCTCTTTCTGGATTTCATCACCTAACGCTTTAGGATTAAGCATAAGCTGATTCGAGTAAGACAGAATGTCCTTTCTCAAAGTTTCCATAACAGTGATTATCGGTAGCTTTCGCTCGTTCTCTGCTCCTGCTTTATTAACATATGGCTCTGTTACCCGATAACCAAGCTCTTCATGTTGCTTCTCGTATTCCTGATATTGATAGAGCATGCCAGCATATATTTCAATAATCTGTTCAAACTCTTTCCGATAAGTTCCCAGTTCTTTCATCACTTTCTTAACTTTGGAGGCAATAGACTTTTTTGTAATTGGTCTTGCCAAAACATCACCCCTTTCACTTTAATCGTCAATTTTTTCACCCCTTTTGTTTTGAAACGCCCCGTATTTGGAAAAAGTTCCTCTCCTCGGTCTCCACGACTTCAAAAAAATTTTTTTCAAGTAGGGGGGATAAAATTAAAAATCAAAAATTGAAAATTTCAAAAATCGAAAAAATTAAATTTTTATTTTTTTAGATTTTTGTAAAAATCCAAAAATTCTTTTTTTCGTTTCTTTTGCCAATATAATCCTTGACCGACTATCTTATCGTTCGTTCGATCATGAAATGTATTATGAATTTTATTGAGCATTGGCAAACAATTCCATTTTTCAAATTCAAGTTCAGGATATTCTGAAACTGGATAAATATGATGAACCATCTCTGCTTGCACTCGCCTGCCATAACGTAAGCTTTCTTGGCATAGATAGTCATGTTCTCTCATAATCCTATCTCGAAATTTAATCCACTTCTTTGTACGAAGATTTTTTCTAACTTCTTTATAAACCATATATAAAAATATACCAATTTTAACCCTTGAATCTGTCATATCTTATATTGTGTTACTTTCGCTTTTGTTCTTAAAACCTGAATTTAATAAGCTCTAGCGTTGCCCTCAAAAACGAATTTACTCTTGCTTCGTTATGTAACATAATAGATTTTAAAAAATATAAAATAATCATAATGAAAAATTAGCCATCGTTAAATCTAACTGTTCCTGTCTTATACCAATATAGCGAAGTGTAATAGCTGGACTAGCGTGATTGAACATTTCCATCAATGTAGCAACATCTTTATATTTTTTATAATAATGATAACCAAACGTTTTTCTCATTGTGTGAGTACCAACATTATCAATTCCCAAATCTTCGGCAGCCGTCTTGATAATAGCATATGCTCCCTGTCTAGTTAGAGGTTGATTCTTTCCTTTTCTACTTTGAAAAAGATAATGATGTAGTGGTTTTCCTTCAACGTACTTACGAAGAGCGTTTTTGAGAGGACGTGGCATTTTACGTTTAATAATTTTACCAGTTTTCTTTTCTTTGACGCGTATATGCCAACCCTGAACATCCTTAACTTTTAGCATAACAATATCACTAATACGAAAACCTGAATTTATACCTACAAGAAAAAGCATATAATTACGCTCGTTCCACTCCATCAAATAATCTTTCATAGCTTGTATATCATCTTTATCTCGAATAGGTTCTACTAAGTTCATCCTCTCACCACCTTTCTTTGTTACACGAAAAAAGCAGAGTGTGGAATCTCTGCCTCTTTCGTTTTTATCTCATGGTACTAATTTACCAGATTGTTTCTGTCAATTCTACATATTTTTTTGACAAGTTACATGTAAAGGAATTTGGCGAGTGTGTCAAGAATGACTTCACGTCTTCTGTAAATCTGTTTGCTATGCCTATACAGATAGCCCGTCTCACCATTTTCCATGATGTGCCAAACCTGAATCCAATCATATCCAGTATGCTCTCCCCATCTCAGATGAAAAATTTTCTTATCATCAGGTTCAAGTACATCAAGCAGTTTTGAAATGGCTGTTTGAAATTCTTCAAGTTTTAGAATCATTGGATCACTAGAATAATCAACAGCTAAATTTTCAGAAGTATTGATTGAAGTCCCACTGCGACTAGCTCCTGAATCATCGATGTCTGGCATGGTCAGGTTTTTGACTGCATAGACTCTTTCTAACTCATGACGGCGTTGGCCAATAAGTTTATCAATTTTTAGATACTTAGCCTCAAGTTCAAACTCAAGGAAATCACGTCTTGTCTTACTTGCTGTTTTCTTTGTCAAATTGCTCTCCCCATTTTTTCCAATGTTCAGCTACATTAGCAAAGGCTACTGCTAAGTTAGTAAATAAATTACTAAGAGCGGTGCCAACACACATCAATGCCTCACGAATTTGCTTAGGATTTTGAACCAACTGTTCCAGTTCCTGTTGCTTTTTCAATTTGGCTTGCTTAGCTTTCTTCTTCTTGATTCTTTTGTTCATTTTTAAAAATTACCCTCCATCCGCTTACCACAATAGCCAATAATAGAACCATCAAGCTCGCTATGATAATCATAGCTCCTAAAATTTCGATAATTTCAAGCAATATCATTTCCCACCTCTACTAAATCATGTTCATCCGCACCTTCGCGCTGAATATAGTATTGCAAGGCATGTTTCACAATCTGCATGTGTTTACATTTTAGATACATCCTCTTGACCTCCATCTCCTCGTGTTTGCTCTCTTAGCCATAGCAGAGCGAGCCATTTCGTCCCAGACATAATCTGCATTTTCTAGCATAAGATTGACACATTTTTCTTTTAACTTCTCGATCTCTACCTCTTGCCTTTCGATATCTTTGTAAGCACGATTGTAAAGCTCATCTTCTAAAAATCGAATTCGCTCAACCATTGCTTCTTGGATGATGATATAGGCTGGTTTCTTATGTTCTGTCATCTAGTACCTCCATATCAAAATCACTATCAATAAAACTATAGGTCAAGTCTTGATTGATGCCATTGCCTAATCTTTGATAAATCAAATTGATATCTTCATCTGAAAAAAGTGTTCCTAGGTAATAATTTAGAGCTCTTTTAGTAGCTTCTCTATACATATCATTTCTTTTTTTATTACGAAACGGTTGACCTTTTGCAATTGTTCTGGTACACCACATCAGCAATTTTGCGATAATGTCACGTCTTGAGCCAACTCCTTCAAGATTAAAATAAGTGTTTGTTTTTGGGATTAGAATCACTTCTAAATTTTGATTGATATATGATCTAGGAAATAACCCTAGAAGCTTTTTCAATTCATTCAATATTTCTTCATTCATTCTTCTTTTTCTCTCTAAAATGGCAAATCATCATCTGAAATATCCATAGGCTGGCTATTCCCAAAATTTGGCGGCATCTGACTATCCATGCTTGACTGATTAGCGGAATTATCCCGTTTTTCCAACACTTGAAAACTGTCTGCCACAACTTCCGTGACGTAGACACGTTGACCTTGCTGATTTTCATAACTTCTGGTTTGGATTCGTCCAGTAATGCCAATCAACATACCTTTTCGTGTCCAGTTAGCTAGATTCTCAGCCGACTTCTGCCACATCACACAATTTATAAAATCAGCTTCTCGCTCGCCATCTTGATTTTTAAAATTACGATTGACAGCAAGGTTGAAGGTGGCGACTGCGATATTTGAGGGTGTATATCGTAGCTCAACATCACGGGTCAAGCGACCAATCAATACAACATTGTTAATCATCGATTACCTCCACCAACTCAGGATTTTCATAAATGTTTCCTGCGATTATTACTTCAACTCCAGCAAATTTGCGTCCAACCTCAAATTCTTTAATCGTGATTGGGCTATCCGGAAAATCTCCTGTTACAACAAACCCGTACTTATCGCGTTCTATTTTCACAAAAGGATTCCCAACACTAGAAAGGCCTCCTTCGTAATCTGTGGTATCTATTATATCCCCCTCAAATATTTCTGTGCCGTTCTTATCTTTTAACCCTGTTGATTGCATGAGATACTTATCGTCAATGCTGTAACCGATAAGCCCTTTTTTGCCTTCTACAATTCTTTCAAAAATTTTTTGTCTATTTCCTTGATAGATATTCCCGCCCCAAATTACTAATTCCGTGTCGTCAACCATCTTTTTTTCATGCGGATCCCACGCTCTAAATTTTGGTATCATTCTTTTCCTCCATTTTCTCAATGAGCCAATCCAGGTTCTTTCTAGCCTTCTTCAAATCTTCCAACCCATTCTTCTTTTGGTGACGGATTAGATACTTCAAGCTGTTTCCGAGATAAAAGCCTACTAGCTGTTCATCTGTCATAAAATTTCTTAGAATTTCAATAGATTCCATACCATAGCGACCTTGGTAATGGCTAGGCTTGTTGATGACATCCTGCTCAATCGTTGTGTGAAATGCTTGATCAGGAAGTGTTCTGCAAGCCCCAAGCCCACTTTTTTTCAAAGCTAAATCAGCAATTTGTTCACTATAGCATTTCATTTTAGTGCCCACGTCCTTTCAAAAATTCTGGGATGTCATCCCCGATTTCAATTTCTCTATATTGTTCTTCCGTTACCAAAAAATTTCCATAAGCGCCAGCGGTCACAGTATAGTGGCCTTGTATGACTTTCTTTTCTGTAATCTTGCCAACCATCATACCGCCAGTATTATCAGCTTGATGGATGATAACTGTCTTTTTATCCTCTTTTTTCTTCATTTGTTTTTCTAATTTTTCAATTTGAGGTTCGTAGTAATGCTTTGCTGCTATAAGACCTAGATTAAACATTGATAGCGACAAAGCGATGAGAGCCAGATAAAGTCCTTTTGCTTTCATCCTAAATCCGCCTCCTTCACAAATACACCATCAATCATCTTCCCCTTGCGATCTTTGATTTCATCATAAGCAAGAGCTAAACAGTCATCAGCTGTCGTCAGATTATGAATAGATATTGCGTGAATAGAATTATGCAGCGATATCAATTCAGGACGAACGAGCGGAACTTTAGTTTCTTCATTAACAACATGTCTATAGAGTTTCTGAGCCAATTCTCCCAAACTCGAAACTAAGAGCAAAAGCTCCATTTCCTGCGGGCTAGCTTCAATCTCAGCGCCATTCTTAATCTGTTGCTCAAGTCCAATCAGTACGACTTGCATATCTCCCAGAGCGTCCTTGATAAGCGCAGGCTTGTCTTTGGCAATACCTTCAAATAGCTCACCAGACTCTTCCATCAATTTCTCAAACTGCTTGACTGGATTTGCTTCATGCAAATTGCGGTCAATAAACCACTGTTCAACCTTCTCTTCAAGTGTTTTAGTCATTTTGTTTTTCCTCCATTTTCTTTTTAACTTTAGAAGACCTCACTCTTAACTCAATCCGCGTTAGCGGGAAAAGAAGTATTAAAGCTGTTAATGCCAGCAAAAATAATAACCCATCGCAGATGATTTTGATTAAACCGAGTGTTTTTTCAATCGGTTTAAATACATATGAGTGATATCCACACCAGTCGAAATACTTCAACCATCCTGCTTTACCTTGTGGAAAAATCTCTCTTAATAATTTAATCATTTTCTTTCTCCTAGAATAATTTTACTTGCATTTTATAGGCTTCAAGTCGTTGTTTAGCTAAATCGAAGATATTCTTATCCAATTCACAACCAACATAATCAAATCCTAATTCTTCACAAGCGATCAAGCTACTAGCAGAACCGACATGAGTATCTAAAATCTTGTCACCAACGCTAGCATAATTCTGTAAAATCCAAATATAAAGATTGACTGGTTTTTGTGTTGGATGAATCCTAACTTCATTAAGAGCTTTATTTCCTTGTTGAATATGACCTTCTGATATTGACTTACCTTGCATCATGCCATTCCACATATAGCGAAACAATCTCACGCTGCCATGGAAACTGCAGTAAGCTAGTTCACAGTCTGAAAAGCTAGATTGTCCGTTGACCTTGTCCCACACAATACGACCAGAGCCAAAAGAGTAGTCATAGTAATTCACACCCCAAATAATTTGATTTTTTGAAACCCTTAAAAGTTCGTCGAAGTAATCTTTATTTGGAATTTGCCACTCTGATGTTTGACCGTATAATCGCTGGACACCTATCGGGCTGATTTTTCGTCCGTAGAACTTTCGCTTTTCTGGCCCACTGAAGTACGGTGGATCAACAATAGCAAGGTCAAAATAATCATCTGGATATTGACGCATGACATCAAGACAATTAGCGTTGATAAATTTACTCATCAATACCTCCTATCTTCCATTTCCTGCGGATAGACAAAGCTATTCCCTGTGACCCCTTCCAAAATCCGACTAGACAAAGCACCATTGCCGTAGTCGTCAGCATACAAAGTCTTAATTTCCTTGCTCGTCAGATTTGTATTGATAATCGTATTACTACGATTATCCAAAATCTTATACAGAATCTGATGTGCCCACTCGTTGTTGCGAGTGTCAGCCTTTCGACTCTCTTTGCCGAGGTCATCTAAAAACAGATAATCCACCTTTGACAGTAACTCTACCATCTCAGCTTGTGAGTAGCCGTTATCACTATTAAAGCTCTCTTTGATTTTTGTAAAGAGAGTGATAAGCGACACAAAAAGTACCGACTTTGGATTTTCATAGGCCTTGAATTGCTCATTCATCCACTTGGCTAAGCCATAAGTCAGATGACTCTTTCCAACTCCCGACGGTCCCGTCACAATAGCATTTCCTGTCCTGCCTAACCTGTAAAACTGCTCCATCCGCTTTGCAAAATTCAAAGCATGCTGGTCAATCTCGTCCTTAATCTCGTAGTTATCAAGACTCTTCAATTTCAACTTGTCTGATACCAGACTGTCTCTGTCAAAGACCGCATAAGTGCCTGCAAGCTTGCTATTGACTTTGCTTTGACTATTTAGCTTACTTTCAAAAAAGTTGATGGCTGCCTTTGTGCATTCAGGACATTGCTTTAATTCTTCCAGTCTTCCTTTTATCGGCACTTTAGTCAGCCAGAGCTTGCAACCGTGTACCTCACAAGTCTCATCCAAGACTTGTCTAGTTTCAAAATTTTTAAAAGGATTCATCTAAAAGCCCAACCTTTCATCAACTGCAGAAGCAAAGCTTCTCTTGTTTTTTCGCGATTGCTGATTGACGTAATTTTCAAACTTAGAACCAAATAAGGTCACAGGTCTTAAAAACTTAGCAAAATCAGTACCTTTCCACTCATAAACTTTGACATCAATAACGTGTTTAAAGTCATCTATCGTGTAACCTTCTGATAATCTCGCATTGATATGCTTTTGAGTAGCTTGTGAGCTAGCTGAAAATCTAGTTCCAGCAGCTTGATTAAGATAGTCAATGACTTCTTTAACTACAGCTATATTATTATTCTTATCAGTCTTATTCTTATCAGTCTTTATTGTCTGAACTTTTTGAAGGTCGAGAGCCGTATTTTTTGCGGTTCTGTCTCCCAAATTTTGAGGTTCAAAGCTCGTTTTAGGACCCTTGATATAGAGACGGTTCGGTTTTGTTAATCCCTGCCTTTCTTCGTGTAAAAGTCCAGCTTCTTTCAGCTCTTTCTTAGTTTTAGTTACGGTATTCTCTGAGCACCCCAACTCTTCGCAAAATTCCGCATTTGTAAAGTACATAAAGACCTGACCTTTTGTATCATGCCAAGCATTACTTAAAGACAAACCTAATCGATTAAAAAGCATAGCATACATGAGTTTGGCGTTACTAGATAGTCTTTTATATGGATCTTTAAAGAGCCATTTGGGCATCTGGATATACTGATACTTTTCGACCTCTTTTTTAAAAAATGTCTCAGTCATCATTCTTCCTCCTTCACACTTGAAAATTTGGTATATTCCTTATGAAAGTACAGCTTGACAGTTCCAAGACTACCGTGTCGATTTTTGGCCAGAATCAACTCGGTAACATTGCTTTCTGGCTGACCTTCTTTTGGTTGTTGATAGTAGTCATCACGATATAGAAAAGCTACTATATCGGCATCTTGCTCAATTGAACCAGACTCACGAATATCTGATAAAATAGGTCTTTTGTCCTGTCGTTGCTCCACACTACGCGACAATTGACTCAACGCAATAACTGGCACTTTTAATTCCTTAGCAATGATTTTCAACTGACGCGAAATCTCTGATACTTCCTGCTGCCGATTGACTGACCGTGACCCTTGTATCAATTGCAGATAGTCAATGACTATCAAACCAAGACTGTCAGTTTCTTGTGATAGCCTCCTAGCTCTTGCTCTAATGTCTCCAATATTGATTCCAGCGGTGTCATCAATATAGATTGGTGCTTCAGCAAGTTGACCTTGTGCATAAATAAGCCGTTGCCATTCATCAACTGTCAGATTTCCTGTTCTAATGTGATGGTTGATAATTGTACCTTCGGCTGACAACATACGCTCAACTAGACTTTCAGCTCCCATTTCAAGAGAGAATACAGCCACCGCCTTATTGGACTTAGTTGCCACGTTCTGAGCTATATTAAGAGCAAAAGCTGTCTTTCCCATCGCTGGTCGTGCCGCTAAGATAATCAGTTGATCTTCATGCAAGCCAGCTGTCAATTTGTCAAAATCATAGAAACCTGACTCAATGCCAGTGATTTGACTGGAATTGTTTGACCGTTCCTCAATCTTAGTATGATTTTCTAAGAGCACATCATGAATAGGTCTGAAACCACTCTTGTTGCTGGATTGACTGACTGCAATCAGTGACTGCTCCGCTTTTGCGATAATCTCATCAATATCCATGTCTTCGTTATAGGCATTTTCAATAGAATCAGACAGATTTCCAATGATTGACCTTAGTTGTGATTTCTTAGCCACAATCTTGGCATAATGCTCAGCGTGTGAGCTCGTAGGAACCGCATTGACAATCTCAGCTAGGTAAGGAATACCTCCAATTTTCTCCAAATCGCCATTAACTTCAAGTTCCGATTTTATAGTTAAAGTATCAATCGCCTCACCACGTTCAAACAAGCCCTGCATGATTTTAAAAAGAATTTTATTTGCCGGACTATAAAAATCATCTGATTTGAGATGTTCAGAAACTGTCACAATTTTATCAGGATTAATTAAGATAGAGCCCAGAACCGCTCGTTCAGAAGCTATATTATGAGGTAATACTTTTAATTCATCCATAACTTGCCTCAATCAACAAAGACTTCTTTACGTGTCTTTGGGTTTATATCCACTCTACGTCCTGTCTTATAGTCGATAAATCCAGCCTGAGCCGCAAGATGCGTAATCACTGTCTCAGCTGATTTTTTAGCTCTGAGAGCTTTCTTTAGCTTAAAATTCATAATGAGTGATTCAATCAGTATTACTGATACGACTGTTCCGACTGCAATAATTTGTAAATTGTTCATGTTATAATTCCTTTTGTTCTTTTTTAAATAGCTGTTCTTTGCCAATTCTCGTGATATCATTCAATAACTGCATCACGAGGATACTTCTCACGAGCATTTAGAATCCTCGGAAAATCCCTATGACAGTTAAAACGTGCATCAAACGTTCCAGTATCTTTAGTACCTAAGAGCATTTCGGCACATTGTGACTTGTTAAGTTCCAATGGGTAGCGTCTCTTTTCGTCTGTCACAACGTGCATGACTTTTAATGCTCTATCCATCAGACCAGCTTCAAACTGATCCAATAGTTGATTCATTAGATCATTCATGATATAATCCTCTTGTATCTTTATATGTGAGCCTGATTGCCGTCAGGCTTTTTTTCTTTGCCCCAATATTCTTTTAAATTGACCGACATCACAGCAGCAAGGTTCTTCTGTTCTGTCAAAATTTGTCTTTGGTAAGGTGCCAATCCTGCTTTGCGCTCTTCATTGTTTTTAGGAAGATAATAGCCATTTGGTTTAGTTTTCTTGGCAACTATCGGATGGTGAAAATTCACTCGCAAGCTCTCAATCACTTCTTCTAGCTTTCGCTTTGAAAGACCTGTGCTTATTCTCAATTCGCTTGCTTGAATTGGAAGCTCAAAAGTTGCACTGTTTTTAATAGCATTAAGAATAGTGATTTCAATTGGCAACATTTCTCTAGTTACAGTCATTCATCTAAATTCCTTTCTGTGATATAATTAAATTAAATAATTAAGGGGATAATAGTATGATCAAATTGCTAGAAATATTTAACACTCTTACAGCTCCGATTGGATTATTGTTGACTATCTATACTTTCAGAGTAGCTTTTATAACTCGTGGAAAATTAGAAGAGGCACAAGAAGTTAGCTTGTTTCATCAAGAAAATGACTACTATCTCGGTCAGATGGAAGCTATCAAAGCTCTTATTGATAACATTGACGATAGACAATCAGCTATCCCTGAAAAAATTTTTGTTCAACTGTATAAATTAATGTCAAAATTTGAAAGTAACTTTCCATATTTGACAAAACATAACAAGTTGATTGCCGAACCACTTAATAAATATAAAGAGATAAAAAATGAAAGAGAAGTCAAATACGCAGACTTTGTAGATATTTTTAATGATCTAGAAAGCATGTTTTCAAACCGAAAGGACTTAAAGTAATGGAAAATCTAATTGATGAACTTTGCACACTAACTATTAATCACAATCTTAAATGGGACACTATAGATCACCTAATAATTGACGGACAGCCATACTACCAGAAATTCCAACACATCCTTGCTGATAAATCTTTTTTTACATCCTACAAAGGTCAGACCATCATCGTACTTTATGGTGAAGTACGTGATTTTCTACGCCAACGAACAGTTTCAAATTTTTTCTTTCAAATATATGTAAATGGTCAAATTAAGCGACTAGAGTTCCCAGAAGTTGAAATTGTCAAACTCCACACACTCATCTCACTATCGCTTTAAATCATCCCAATAAAACCTGATTACTCTGTTTAATAATTTATGTTCACGTAAATTTCGACGGATGATAACCAAATTTGTCACGATTACAACGATGTTGAAAATAAAAATGATAATAGCCATCACTCTTCCTCCAAATCTACCCAGCTTGCTTCAATATGTAGCACATCACAAACTCGGTTTTTGAGTTTGTCGCTGCCCTTTCCATACTTTAATAGCTCTGAAATAGTTGGTCTTTTGACACCACAAGCTCGCGCTAAATGAGTTTGCGTCATATTTTCTTCATTCAGCTTGTCTTTGACAATCTGAATCCATTTTTTATGCTGTTGACTCATAATTTTCCTTTCTTGATTTTGATATAATTGACTTATCATCACGGAAAGGAGGATAAGCCATGAATAAATTAGACAATAGCAAACTAACGAACGATGCAAAGTTTTTGATTTCTTCTATGTACGCTGAATACATTAAGAGAAGAAGGGAACAAATTCGTAAATCTCAAGCCAGAAACTTCCACAGTATTGATTTTCTTAAAACTAACATCATGCCTGAATGGTCAAAAGAAGATATACTAGATACCTGTTTTGAACTAAGAAAATATGGTTATATTGAAGGAACTCTAGCAGATAATAGTTTTTACACGCTCTACATCACGACAGAAGCAATTTCTGAACTTGAAACTGATTTCAAAGATACGATTGACACCGTTCTTGATTATGCTGCCAAGATTAAAAACGCTATTCCTTTTCTTTGATTCCAAAGGGATTAGCCTTTAATTCATGCAAGGTTATTTCAATATGGTCTAAATGTTGTTTCAGTTCTTCCCTTGCTACCCTCGAAGCCTTGAATTCAGTTGCAATGATTTCAAGGCTTTTTGCTATCCGTTCAAAGATAGATTTCATTATTCTTCCTCCTTTTTAAAAAAATTAACTAAAAAGTTAGCTAACTTATTGACAAGCTTAGTCAAATGTTTTAAAATTAGAACATAGAGAAAAGACTTACTAAAATGTAAGGTTGACCTATAAAAACGACGCCAATCAGTTTCATTAGGCTTTATTTTTTAGTTGTCTTGTTCGCTAACTCTTTAGCTTACGAATATAATTTTAAAACATTTGACTAAAATTGTCAACGGTTTTATACAAATATTTTAAAATATTTTTTCGTTATGCTTAGAAAGGTTGATAATTCAATGTTTGTAGCATTCGACAAAATAAAAGAATTAGCTGATAAACAAGGGATTTCTATAAATGTTTTAGAAGAAAAGCTAGGATATGGAACAAATACTCTTTATCGCTTAAAAAGAAGTAATCCTAGTTCTAAAGTATTGAGAGAAATTGCTGATTATTTCGGTGTATCTACCGATTATCTTTTAGGTAGGACGGATAATCCAGCTATCGCTGGTGAACCAGAAAAATTTTACTTTGAAGGTCAAGAAGTTGATGTTGAACAATTAGCCAGCACAGCCATGCGATTCAACGGCAAACCGTTGACCGATCAAGATAAAAAATCCATACAAAGTATTATAGAGGCCTTCCTACGAAGTCAAGAGGGCGGCAATGGTTAA